ATGAATAAGTTTGTAGATGATGTTAAAGTAGAGTTGAAAAAGCTAACAGGTGGTTCATTACCTATACTTCCTCCTAAGACAGCATTTGCGCGTAAAGTAACAGATAAGAAAATTATTAATATGACACTGTTCGGCAAAGGATTTAAGAACAAGCCAGACAGTAGACAAAATATTGATGTATTGTATCAAGGACCTATGAATCTTAAACGCGTAAGTATGAAGGACAATATTCCAGTTTATACAATTACATCAAATCATACACAGCTACATAGCTCATTACCAAAAATGGATTATGAGCCATATTATTACGTAAGGCCTGAGCAAGCTAAAAACCAGTTTGGTATCAAAGCAGCTAGGTTCTTTATTGTAGCAAAACTTACAGCCGTCAAAAACAGAAATACTAAGGTAATATAATGATCAAAGGTTTTACTGCACACCTTATTAGTGAACAAAAAAACACACACATGATGCACTTGGAAGACCAAGTTATCTATGGTGGAGTTAAAGGCGCAAGGGATGCAATCCTTGCATTACGTTCTTTACGTGATATGCTAGCTGGTAATGCAAGTAAGTCTGTAGACGTTACTGTAAAGTGGGATGGAGCACCAGCAGTATTTGCTGGTAAAGATCCGACTGATGGTGAGTTCTTTGTAGCTAAAAAAGGTGTCTTTAATAAAGATCCAAAAGTATATAAGTCACATGCCGATATCGATGCAGATACATCAGGAGATTTATCTGATAAATTAAAAGCTGCTTTTGATGCTTTAAAATCTTCTAACATCAAGGATGTTATTCAAGGAGATATTATGTTTGTCAAAAGCGATCTCAAAAAGGATAAAATCGATGGACAAGAATATATCACCTTCCACCCGAATACAATTGTTTATGCTGTGCCTACGGGAACACCAATGGCGAAAGAAATTAGCAAAGCGAAAATTGGAATCGTCTGGCACACAACATACAAAGGAAAAACCTTTGAAGAAATGAAAGCTTCATTCTCTGTAGATATGAAACAACTAAATGGTGCTAAAGGTATGTGGGCACAAGATGCCACACTAAGAGATCTGTCAGGTACAGTAACTCTTACGAAAAAAGACACTGAAGAAGTTACAAAAGCACTTAGTGTTGCTGGTACTATTTTCAGAAAGATAGCTTCTTCTACTCTACGGCAAATAGAACAAAATCAAGATATTGCTAAGATCATTGAGACACATAATAACTCTTATGTTCGTAAAGGACAAAAGGTAGTTAATACAACTAAGCATGTTGCATCACTGATCAAATATATTAATGATAAATATGGTAAGGAAATAGATAAAAGGTCTAGTGAAAAAGGTAAACAGGTTCAGATTGCTAAACGAGATGATCTGCTAAAATTCTTTTCACCGGCCAATAAAGCTAACCTAAAACTTATCTTCGATTTGCAAAATGCTATTGTAGATGGGAAATTAAAACTTATAAATAAACTTAATAGACTAAGTAAAATGAATACGTTTATTAAAAAGAAAAATGGCTACGAAGTAACTGGTGTTGAAGGTTATGTGGCTATTGATAAATTGAAAGGTGGAGCAGTAAAGTTAGTAGATAGAATGGAATTCTCTTCTAACAACTTCTCACCGGATGTGATTAAAGGCTGGGACACAGTGTCCCGATCCTAATGGAAAGAGCGGAAATGGTAAAGTTTAAGCAGTTTGTTGAAATATACGAAGAGACTTCATTAGATGAAGCACTCAACGTTCAACAACGCATGAAATTAAAACAATCCTTGCGTAGAAACAAAGCTAAGATCCAATTGGGTCGAAGACGGGCTGCGCGTAAGATGGCATCTGCAGAAGTTCTTAAAGGTCGGGCTCATAAACAAGCTAAAAATTTAATTGTTAAGAAAATTCTGAAGAATAAGCAAAAGGGTGACTTATCTTACGGTTCAAGGGTTAACTTAGAAAAACAAGTAGCAAAGCGCAAAGGTGCTATTCTACGTTTGGCTAAGAAACTTCTTCCCAAAGTAAGACAAAAGGACCGCACTAAGCTTCAAAATAAGGGGTCTTAGTATGCAATTCAAATCATTTACTCAATATGTTACCGAAGAAACTAAAGACTTAACTGTTGCTTGGGGTAGGTATAACCCTCCAACAATTGGTCATGAAAAGTTATTTGCTGCTGTAAACAAAGTAGCTTCTGGTAATAGTTTTAGAATATACGCATCTCAAACAAATAAGCCAAAGACAGATCCCTTGGACTATAAGACCAAGGTTAAGTATCTCCGTAAAATGTTTCCAAGATATGCAAGGTCAATTATGTATGCACCTAAGGTTCGTACTCTATTTGATCTGCTTACAACATGTTACGATGAAGGCTTTACAAGATTAACAATTGTTGCCGGTTCAGATCGTGTCAAAGAATACGAAGTACTTGCAAATAAGTATAATAACAGAAAAGGCCGTCATGGATTCTATAACTTTGATGGTGGTATTAACGTAGTATCAGCTGGTCAAAGAGATCCAGATGGTGAAGGCGCTTCTGGTATGTCAGCCTCTAAACTTAGAGCAGCTGCAGCTGATAACGACTTTCAAGCATTTTCAAATGGAATGCCAAAAGGATTTAAAGATGCACAAAAGCTTTTTAATGATGTTCGTAAAGGTATGGGCCTTAAAGAATCATATGACTATCGTTCACATATTCAACTAGAGTCAGTATCTGAAAAAAGAGAAGAGTATGTAAATGGCGAACTCTATAAAGAAGGTGATTTAGTTGTTGTAAAAGAAAACGATCAAATTGGTACAGTTCTTTTCTGTGGTTCTAACTACGTATTAGTAGAAATGAATGGTGGTAAATATCGTAAATGGATTAATGATATTGAACGTCTTCCTGATGCTATGCAAGTAGAAGGTAAAGAGGATAGCGATATTGGTGATAAAAAAGGTTCTCAACCTGCAATATATCATACAGGATTAAAGAAATCTACTAAACAAAAAAGAGATGCTCAATTCAAAAAGCAGGCTAAAATGGATGATGATGATCCTTCTGCATATAAGCCTGCACCAGGTGATAAAGAAGCGAAAACTAAAACATCTAAGCACACTAAGAAATTCAAACAAATGTATGGTGAACAACAAGTAGACCGTGCAAAAGCTAAAATAGATCGTGAAAAGAAACGTGATGCTAGCAAACATGATCGTATGCTAGATCGCGCACGCATTCGCGATACATTAAAAAAGAACAGGGAAACCAATGCAAAGTCTTAAACAGTATATGTCAGAAAACGCTACAGCTGGCCTGAAGAAAAAAGCTGAAAAATCTGGTATGCCAATCGGTATTCTACGTAAAGTATATAATCGTGGAATGGCAGCTTGGAAAACAGGTCACCGTCCAGGAACTACTCCTCAACAGTGGGGAATGGCCCGAGTAAATTCATTTGTAACAAAATCCTCTGGAACATGGGGTAAGGCAGACAAAGATCTAGCCAGTAAAGTAAGGGGAAGTTAATGAAATCGTTTTTTGAACTATCAAAACAACTCGTTGAAGCAAAAGACGAGTTCAAACCACATAAGATGTATGATCCAAAAACTGGTGAAGCATACGATGCTGATACAGAAGCTGATCATCTAAAGTACAAAAAAATGGGTTACACCCATGAAAAGCCAGAAGTCAAAGAAGGTTTCTCACCAAAAGAAATCAAAATGGCTATTGGTATCGCATCTGATCCACGTTACAAAGGTGGCAATATGACTGGTGCTGTAAGAGCTATTGATAAGATTAAAAAAGGTCTATCTGGTCATAAACAAGTTATGGCAGTTCTTAAACGTCAAAACGAAGATATTGAAGAAGCTATGTCACCAAAAGAAAAGGCTGCTCATGCAAAAGCTATAGCAGACTTTAAGAAACGTGGTGGTAAAGTTAAAAAGCTTAAGCCTGGATATGCTCAAGGTTGGACTGGTAAAGATGATCTTGGTACTGGTCAAAAAGGTATGCTTAATAAATCTGATACTAGCAAATTTGGTACTAAAAAGAAAATGAGATCAATGAGAGCTCATGTAGAAAGTACAAACCTTGATGAGAAAGTCTATTCAAAGCCAGCTAAACTAGATCCAGCAATTGCTAAAGATCCTAAAGTAAAGGCTGCTCAAAAAGCACATGCCAAAGGTGATTGGGACGGAAACGTAGATAAAGAAGGTAATGCTGTCGTTCATGTAAAAGGTAAACCACATACTGTTACTATTCAAATGGAATCTATGAATGAAGCTACGAATATGTATACTGATGACCGTGTAGGTTTTCAAATTGATCGTTTTTCAATGGGTAAAGATAAAGGTGTTGGTTTTCAAATTAACTATGGTAAAGGTATTGGCAAGGGTAAATACATTCAAGTACCAATGGATGATATGAAACGTGTTATTGCTCAAATGACAAAGGCTATGAAAGCTAAAATCTAATGAAGTCTTTCTTTGAATATTATGAGATTGGTACAGATGCTTACACTAAGTATACTAAAA